ATAACAAAAAAGGGTTATATGACGTTGGAAAAAAAACACGTGCAGAACTTTATAAAACGACTAAGGCAATGGCAAAAAGAAGATCCAAAATCTATATCATACTACGCAGTTGGCGAATATGGCGGGAAAACATTAAGACCACATTACCACCTTATTTTATTCAACGCTAATATCGAGTATATAGAAAAATCTTGGTCAGATTGTATCGATAAAAAAAATGCAAAATTCAGAAAGCTCGGAGAAATTCATTACGGAACATTAACTCCTGCTTCAGTAGGTTATACTTTAAAATACATTAGTAAAGCAAAGCGAATACCATTACATCAGAACGATGACAGAGTGCCCGAATTTGCTTTAATGTCCAAAGGTATAGGACTATCATACCTAAAGGAAAATATGATGGAGTGGCATTTAGCAAAGCCTAATGAACGCATATACATTCCTTTACCAGATGGAAAAAAAGCACCTATGCCACGTTATTACAAAGAAAAAATCTATTCCAAAGAATTAAAAGAACAATCTGCTTTTTATTGGAAACAAAAAGCAGATTTGGAAAAGGAAAAGCAAATTACTCAGTACGGAGACGAGTACCAGAAAGTAAAAGAAGAACAGTATTTTAATGGAAACAGAAAGCTAAACATTAATCAATCAAAAAGTAAAATTTTATGAAAATCAAAAACTACATTAACAGAGACACTTTTGAAAAAAAGTACAGGACATTTACAATGCCCTCAGAAACAATACCAGATCAGACAATGAATATGAGGGAAATTCTAGACCGACATGCTCGGGGTCTACCTGTACAGACAAATATCCCCGTATTTGAAAGCGAACCAGATATCGACGATGTTATGCCAGATGTACGAACATTGGATATATCAGAACGACAAGCATTTGCAGAACAAGCAAAGCAAGAACTTATTCAAATTAAGGAAAAACTTAATAAGAAAGCTAAAAAACCTGTTACAGAAGTAACAGGCGAAGCCGTTACTGATGTAACAGAAGACAAGCGAAGCGCGGCAGATACGCACTAATCCCTTGATATATTAGTGCGGAATGACATAATAAAGTATTATCTTTATAGGGCGAACAGATAAACAGAGGAAAAAATGAACCACAAGGCAGTGACCAATACGAACAATTTGAGCGGATCAGGACGGAGCGCAGCGGAGGACATACTCCGCGAAAATTGGAAGTATCAAGGCGCTGCCGTTCATCCTGTGTTTAGAAACGCCCAAAAATGTCAACATACACAAACACAAATAAAAAAACATCATTAAAAAACTAAGCGCTGGATAGCGGAACGATAACGAAATCGAGCGTAAAAAATTAAAATTATGCCAACACCATTTGCAGCATTTCTACCATTAATTGCGCAGGGGGTATCCTCCGCAGCGCAAATATTTACTAATCAGCAAAACAAAAAAACTGCTTTACAGATGTATGATATGCAACGTACAGATGCTCTCGCAGATTGGAACAGACAGAACCAGTATAATTCACCTGCAGCACAGATGCAAAGATTTAAAGATGCTGGACTATCCCCTCACCTTATATACGGTCAAACTAACACGGCACCACCCGTAAGGAGTTCATCAGTAGACACACCAAAAGCACAGGCACCACAGATAGACCCAAACGCAGCAAACGTCCCATTTCTTGCTTTACAACTTCAGGCACAGGAACAGACTATAAAAAATATGCAAGCACAGGAAAAGTTAATAGCTGCTCAAACAATTAAAGCGAATAGCGAAACAGATTGGAAAAATTACAACACAGGATATATGAAAGCCGTTGAAGGTTGGCGAATGGAATTACTAAAAAACCAAGGTCTACTTACAGAATCAAAATATAGAACAGAATTACAAAACACAGAACTTACTGCAAACAAAAGAAATTTATTGATAGCAGAAATACCCAGAGTAAGGGCACAAACACAACAAATACTATCACAAACGAAACTAAACAACGAACAAAAAGCACAGGTTACTCAATTAATTGAAAACCTTAAAGTTACAAAAGAATTACTTGGATTAAAAGTAGATACCCAAAGATTCGAAGCAGAAGCTTTCCAAAAAATCAGAGCCGCTGGAGCGGTAGGTTCTACACTATTTCAGTTATTGAAACTATTAAAATAATTATTCACACTTAAAACCAATACTATGCGACGTAGAATGTCCAGACGTAGTTACGGAAAAAAACGTGGTAGGAAACAAAAGACCTACTATGTAAGCCGTGGCGGTATTCGTCTTTAATATCCTAAAAAAACCGTTCCCCCTTAAGGGGGCGGAGGGGGTGAAAGTCCCCCAAAAATTAATCACTAAAAACAAAAATAATGAAACAAAATTTGTTTAATTCAATCAAATTGACAAAGCCAAAAAAGAACACATTTGATTTGTCACATGACGTAAAGCTGACGTCAAAAATGGGGCAACTTACTCCTATTATGGTACAGGAATGTATACCAGGCGACCAGTTCAAACTATCTTGCGAAAGCCTTATAAGATTTGCACCATTAGTGTCACCCGTTATGCATAGAATGGACGTTACAATGCACTATTTCTTTGTACCAAACAGGATATTATGGTCAAATTGGGAAGAATTTATTACTAACCCTGCATCTGGATTGGTAGCACCATTCGTACCTTCTTCTTTCTTTGAAGATGATGTAAAAGATCCCAACTTATCAAACAACGCTTATAAACTAGCAGACTATTTAGGTCTACCAAAGCCACCTAATAACTCTCCTGTAGTAAACGTATCAGCATTACCTTTTGCAGCTTATCAATGCGTGTACAACGAATTTTACAGAGACCAAAATTTATGCCCTGAAATCAACTATAAGCTTACAGACGGAAACATATATACAGGCTGGGCAAGAATCAGGGAATTATGCAACATAAGAAACAGAGCGTGGGAACACGATTATTTTACATCTTGTTTGCCATGGGCACAGAAAGGAGCAGCCGTAGACATTCCACTTGGCGAAGTAGAACTTATTGATGCACCTTACAACGATATGTTAGTAAGGGATAAAACAGACGGAAGTTTAGCTGTAGCCGGTGATTTAACTACTGATGCAGCAGGAGTGATGCAAGCAAAATTAGTCGCCGGACCGGGCGCTAATGACGACGCAGTAATTGATCCTAACGGGAATTATGTAGTAGGTTCAACAACTATCAATGAACTTCGCAGAGCATTCAGACTACAAGAATGGCTTGAAAAGAATGCCAGAGGCGGAACACGTTATATAGAAAATATCCTTTCACATTTCGGAGTTAAGTCAAGCGACAAGCGTCTACAACGTCCCGAATACATTACGGGGGTAAAGTCACCTGTTATCATTTCGGAGGTATTAAATACCACAGGCATAGATGGAGAACTACCACAGGGCAATATGGCAGGACATGGTATTTCAGTAACTTCTGGAAATTACGGCAATTATTTCTGTGAGGAACACGGTTATATTATAGGAATAATGTCAGTTATGCCAAAAACTGCTTATCAACAAGGTATTCCAAAGCATTATTTAAAAGCAGACCCGCTTGATTACTTCTGGCCTTCATTTGCTCATATAGGAGAACAGGAAGTAAAAGCAAAAGAAATTTTTGCATATACCGCTAATAACGAAGATACCTTTGGATATGTACCACGTTACGCAGAGTATAAATATAACCCTTCACGTGTTGCCGGTGATTTTAAAACCACATTGGATTTCTGGCATCTTGGAAGAATCTTTAACAATTTACCGACGCTAAGTCAGGAATTTATTGAGTGTACACCAGAGGACGCTGAACGCATATTCGCCGTCCAGGACGAAACAGATTATCTTTATTGTCACGTGTTCAATAAAGTATCTGCATTACGTCCCATGCCAAAATTCGGAAATCCCCAATTTTGAGCACCATATGTATGAACCCTTTTACATTAAAAGAAGACGACGGGGGTCACAAAGTACCTTGCGGAAAATGTTATAATTGTAAAATGAGAAGGACAGGCCATTGGTCAGTAAGGTTAATGAATCATTACGAGGATGTCGGCAACGGCATCTTCGTAACATTAACTTACGATACCCGTTATGTACCAATAACTAAAAAGGGTTATATGACGTTGGAAAAAAAACACGTGCAGAACTTTATAAAACGACTAAGGCAATGGCAAAAAGAAGATCCAAAATCTATATCATATTACGTAGTTGGCGAATAT